AGCATCAGCTAACGGAGAAGTAGTTGGAGCAAATGAAACTGCACTGTCTAGAATAAATAAAGGACTAGAAGATAGATATAAAGTAGTAATGAAAAATGGAAATTCTCCAACAACACCAACTGAAAACCAATCTACAGAAGATACAGAAAAAATACTACAAAAAAAATATGAAGACACCTTAACAGAATATTCTGCTTTTTTACAGCAACTTTCAATTAGTACACAAACATACAATAAGGAGACTATAGACAATTACCAACCAGTATTATCTAATCTTATTTCAACTGAAAACCAAATTGAAAAACTTAAAAGTCTTATAAACCCAACAACCTCCTCTATAGCTGTAGGAACAGGTTTTATACCTTTTAACTTATCTCTAACAATGGATGGACTGTCAGGCATGAAAATCAATGAAAAATTTACAGTTGATTCTCGTTTTTTACCCTCAAACTACCCTGACAATATAGAATTTCTAATTAAAAATTTGTCACATGAAGTAGCAAATAATAAATGGCTAACTAAAATAGACTCATATTGTATTGCTAGTGGAAATTTTGAAGGACAAAGTTCATTTTTAGTAGAAGGGGACGCAGAAGGTGGAGGAAGTGGTGGAGGAAGTGGTGGAGGAAGTAGAAAAGATAGAACTGAAATAAGACAACTAGTTATTCACTACACTGTTGGTGAGGGATCAGCACAACAAACTGTAGCAACTGTAGCTAGTCATGGACCTGGATTTGGAATACACTACGCTGTAGAAGCAAGTGGAGTAGTAGCTAGAGGTGATGGAGGAAATGATCTTAAATATCTTTCTCATGGAAATAATTTAAATAAATGGAGTGTAGGAGTAGAATTAACTACTTTTGGTCATTTATTTAAGAAAAAAGGTACAAATGTATTTACTACTGAATATGGTTCTAAATTTAAAAATACTAAAAATAGAGACATAGTAAATTTAGGATATACATATAATAACGATGATTATTTTGCTGATTATACTATTGCACAAATAGCAGCTTTAAAAGCTATTATTCTTACACTTTTTAGTAAATATCCTAAAATTAAAGAAGCTATAAAAGGAAAAAATGTGTACACTGAAGTATTTGGAATTCCTTCCCCAGCTACAGGAGGTAAGTACACAAGTAAGAAAGTTGATGACATAAATTCTTATGGAATATATAGTCACTCAAGAGCTCCAGGAGGTACTCACGTAGATTCTTTCCCATCTCCAAAATTAGTCGCCATGCTATTGTCATTAGGATTTTCAGGAACTGTATTTCCAGCTAAAGAAACTTTAAAAAACATACAAGTATAATGTATTTTCCAAAATCTCAAACAACAACTAATTTACACACTAATGGTAATGAACTGTTTTATAAGGATAACGGTTTAGGCTACATAGGTTATTATTGGAAAACTTCTAGCTCAAAATATTACACAGGAAAAAATCCCCAAGAAAAACCTACTAGAGAATTAATAATAGATAAAATATCTAATGTTAATGAAGAAGAAACCTCTTCTAATAAAATGATATTAAATATAGAACATGGTTTTAATCGTGATTACATTGAATTAAAAAATATAAGCTCATCAAAAATTATAGATGTTCCTACTTATCTTCCCCAACTTCCTTCTTCCCAAAATTATACAAATGGATCATTTAAAAGATACTTTTGTAAAAAAACAAACCAAACCATTTATTTAGAAATAAATAAAGACACATATGATAGACTAGTTAAACAAGATAAATCAATCTTATTTCAATTGTACATTCCTTTTAGCATACCTTGGATATTAAATGGCAATAAAGGAAGAGCAGCACAATTAAATGCTAATGCCACTACCACAGTAGTAAATAAACTACAATTACCTAGATTTTTAGAATTTATAGGTAGTAACTTTACAAAATACTATAAACACTATAAATATTCTGAAGTATCCAATTTGTACACTAAAGGAAATGAATTAAAAACTGTTCAAGACAATAAAATGTACATAGGATTTTATCACATTCATCCTGACAAAGGATACATGGTTGGAGCAACTCATATTTTAGAACCTCATGCTTATTTGTCTCCTATTAATGGATTTTCTTACTCAGGCCCATCATTTAAAGACACTTCAAAACCATCTCCTAATTCAAACACCCCACCATCAACAGGTGGAGGAATGTCATCTGGAGGAGGAAGTTCAGGTGGCGGAGGATATTAAAAGACATACGGATTAGGACCGTTATAGCTTCGGCTATGAAAGCACCCAACAGATTCGCTATCTAGGGTGCTTTTACTTTTTTTTAAAACTTGGCCTTCTAAGATATTTTTAGTATCTTAAGAATATAAATTTTAAAAAGGTTATGTTTTATATTGTAGAAACAAATGAACAGCTAAATGAGTTATTAAATAAAGGATACAATAAAGTTTTTATTGAACCCATTTATTTTAATGACAATTATCACCCTTCATTAAACGACATATCTTTACTGTATTTAAAACCGTTAAACAATGATAAAGGATATTTATTATGTCTTCATCATACTGAGGTTTTATCGCTGAATAAAGCGCCTATAAGCGCTTTACTTGCACAATACAATGAAATATATGTGCGTGATAGAAAATCATTTGTATATTACTTTCCTTTAACCAATTTAATAGACATTTCCTTTAATTCGCCAGAATGTGTAGAACCATCAACTTCAGCACATGATTTCTTTTATCAAAAACATGAAAGTTTAAAAAATGTAAACATTCTTATTCCTACAGTAAAACATTATGAAAAATGTGAACTTATATACAATAAAGTAAAAGAATTTTGCGTAAAACCAAACAATGTAAAATTTTTAAATAAACTAACAAGTGTGTTTTTTTCAATTGAAAAAAATGGTTTAAAAACAGACAAATACATTTTCGATAAGCATTTTGAAATCAACAATGAAGCGTTTTTTATGCACAATAATGTGGTTTATACTCAATATAATTTACACACTACAACTGGAAGACCTTCCAACAGCTTTAATGGCGTCAATTTTGCTGCGTTAAACAAAGACAATGGTAGTAGAAAGGCATTTGTTCCTAAAAACAATTGCTTTGTTGAAATAGACATAAGCTCATATCATCCAACATTAGCAGCCCAATTGGTAAAATATGACTTTGCTAATGTCACACCATATGAATATTTTGCAAAAGAGGCAAACATAGAAGTAAGTGAAGCAAAGATTTTAATGTTCAAACAACTGTATGGAGGAATATACAAAAAATATCAACACATTCCTTACTTTCAACTAATTGAAGAACACATAAACAAACTGTGGGAAAATTACACAGCAAATGGCTATGTTGAATGTTTAATTTCAGGACACAAATTTACCACTGACTTGAAAGACATAAATCCCCAAAAGCTGTTTAACTATACGCTTCAAAATTTAGAAACGTCAACTAATGTTTGCATAATATGGGACATTATAAAAATACTAAAAGGCAAAGAAACGCAAATTGTGCTGTACACTTACGATTCTATACTGTTAGACTATAAACAAGAAGAAAACATACTTGAAAGCATCAAGCAAGTATTCAACAAATATAAGTTAAAAATTAAACTAACAAAAGGTAAAAACTACGGGGCAATGGCTCTGTTACACTAACATATGGAAAACATCGCTTTTGAGCCCCAAATTGATATTTATAATCGTTACGACTTTACAACAGACAACGATTTTATGAACAACAGGTTATTTGCTACATTCACCCAACAAAATGAAATAGATGAACTGATAGTTAATTTATCATCCACCTACAACATAATGTACAAGAAGATATTTGTACTTTTTGTTAAAACCACAAATGAGTATGTTGTAACATACAATGTAGAGCAAGGCAACGTCAACTCAATTCCAGCTAACACAATATTAGTACACAGAAAAAAAGAAAGCAACACTCTATACACAATCAACGCATTGAACGATTTAATCAAAAAGTTAAATGGTGGTGAAGTTGATCCAACCTTTAAAATAGAATGGCAAAACTATAAAAACTGTGTTTTGCTAACTCAACATGGAGATGTAAAGCAACTAAACACAAAAATTTACAAGATAGTAGATCTTTAATATTTATAACCATGATAAGATTGGTAAATTTATTGAAAGAGATTACTGAAGGAAAACAAGTAGGAGATGTATATAAAAATAGTTCCGAATTATCTAAAATTGGAACAGAAAAAGAATATTCAGATTATCTAAATACTATATTTCCTGATAGTAAAGTAAAAGATATTGTTTATCATGGAACAAGAAATCAATTTTCCGAATTTCAAAAAACAAATATTGCTTTTTTAGAAAAGTTAAATATCAAACTTAACCGTGGTACTTATTTCTCTACCAGTAAAGAACACGCTAATTATTTTGCAACAATTGATAGCAGAAAAGAAGGTATGGTTATTTCTGCTTTAATAAATTTAAAAAATCCTTATGAACCTCTCTGGGATCATGTATTGTTTAATAGTAAAAAATACGACGGGATTGTTAATTACAATAAAAAAGACCAAAATTTTACCATTGATGAATTTGCAGTATTTGAACCATCACAAATTTATATATTAGGTTCTAAACAAGATGTAGAAGGATTTAAAAAATGGAATCAAAACTAATCCCTACCTATCCAAGAAGTAAAGGATAGGAGAGATGTAGATAAAATAAAGAAATGATAAGATTGTAGATCTTTAATATTTATAATAAACAGATTTGTAATACTAGTTCAACACTACAAAAAGAAAGGCATGTTTTATAGCTTTATAAGCTAAATTTGGCCTAATAATAAAAAAGTAGTATATTTAAGTAAATTAATAATCAATAAATAAAAACAAGATGGATTTAAACTCAATCAAAAGTAAGCTTAATGCGCTACAGTCGCAAGGAAAAAGCAAAGAAAAAGTTGACTACACCAAGTCATTGTGGAAGCCCAAAACAGAAGGCAAATTCCAAATCAGAATCGTACCGTCTATTTTAGACAAACAAAACCCATTTAAAGAAGTATTTGTACATTACGGTATTTCAAAATTCCCCATTTACGCTTTAACAAATTGGGGAGACAAAGATCCAATTGTAGAATTTGTAAAACAACTTCGCACAACAAGCGACAAAGAAAATTGGAAGCTAAGTAAAAAACTAGAACCAAAAATGAGAGTGTTTGCTCCTGTTATTGTACGTGGAGAAGAAGACAAAGGCGTTCGTTTGTGGGAATTTGGTAAAGAAATTTACATGCAACTGTTAGGCATTGCAGATGATGAAGACTATGGTGACTACACAGACATAAATGAAGGTCGTGATTTTACTTTAGAAACAGTAACAGGAGACATTGGTGGTCGTCAAGGCTTAAAATCATCTATTCGCATCAAACCTAAAACATCAGTATTAGGCACAGATAAAACAATTATCAAAACATGGTTAGCTGAACAGCCAGACATTTTAGAACTTCAACGTAAACATGAGTTTGATAAATTAAAGGAAATTCTTCAAAACTTTTTAAATCCAGAAGATGCAAATGAAGTAGAGGAAGAAGAAGTTAAAACACCAGTAAATGATTTGCCTTGGAAAGATGAAGAAGAAGTAGTTGTTAAAACTAAAGTCGCTCCTAAAAAAGAATCAAACTACACATTAAAAACACCTCCAAAATCATCTAAAGCAGATAAATTTGACGCTTTGTTTGAAGAAGAAGAAAATAATTCACCTTTCTAAATTAAAAATAAAACATGGCTAAAAAATCAAACGAGGAAGTTTCGTTAATGGAAGCAGTCTCTAAAGAACTTAAAGGTAAATTTGATCTTAATAAATTTAAAGAAAAAAAACTATTAAGTGGAAATGTAAAGTTCAAAGAACAAAAATGGATTCCTTTTTCAAAAGCAATGCAAGACGCTTTGTCCATTCCAGGAATAGCTATGGGTCACATCAACATAGTGCGTGGTGGTAGCAACACAGGAAAAACCACCACGTCTATAGAGACTGTAGTATCTGCTCAAAAAATGGGTGTGTTGCCTGTTTTAATGATCACAGAAATGAAACACAGTTGGGAACATTGGAAAATGATGGGATTTGAAATGAATGAAATTAAAGATGCAGAAGGAAAAACTGTAGATTATGATGGATTCTTTATATACAGAGACAGAGGAAAACTCAACTCAATTGAAGATGTAGCAGAATTTATGTTAGACATGTTAAATGAACAGGACAAAGGAAATTTACCATACGATTTACTATTTTTATGGGACTCAGTAGGTTCTATACCATGTAGACTAAGCATTGATCAAGGCAAAAACAATCCAATGTGGAATGCAGGAGCAATAGCTACTCAATTTGGAAATTTTATCAATCAAAGAGTTGTATTGTCAAGAAAAGAAGAAAGCAAATACACAAACACATTCTTGATTATCAATAAAACAGGAGTAGCACCAGCAGAAAATGTATTTTCTCAACCTAGAATGACTAATAAAGGTGGCAACACATTCTTTTATGATGCTTCAATATGTTTGACTTTTGGAAATGTTACCAACAGTGGAACGTCAAAAATCAAAGCACAAAAAGATGGAAAAGACGTTGAATTTGCTTTAAGAACTAAAGTGGCCTGTGATAAAAACCATGTAAATGGAATTACCACTAAAAACACAGTAATAAGCACAGTACATGGTTTTATTCCAGATGATCCTAAAGACATCACTAAATATAAGAAAGAACATTCACATGAATGGGCAAACATTTTAGGAGAAGGAAACTATAAAACTATTGAAGACAACAGTGAGTGGAATGAAAAAGTAGATGTTTCTGACATTGTAGAATCTGAGGACTAGTTATGGACAAAGAAAATTTACTTAAACTTCTTAATGACATTAAGGAGGATGATATGCCGTCTTTTGATGAAGGAGAAAGAATTTTAATTATAGATGGTTTAAATCTTTTTTTAAGAAATTTTGCAGTGTTAAACTACATAAATCCAGAAGGTACTCACATAGGAGGCTTAGGAGGATTTTTACGTTCATTAGGTTCATTAGCAAAACAACTCAAACCAACATCAATTTACATTGTATTTGATGGAGTAGGTTCTTCTATAAACAGAAAAAACTTACTTCCAGAATATAAGTCAGGAAGAAATGTACTGCGAGTTAATAAAGTGTCTTTCTCATCTCAAGAAAAAGAAAATGAGTCTAAAACAGATCAGATCATTCATCTCATTCACTATTTACAATGTTTGCCTGTTAAAATCTTATCACTAGATGGAGTTGAAGCAGATGACATTATAGCGTTTTTAAGTAAAAATCTTACTCAAAATAAGAAAAACAAAACATTTATAGTGTCAGCTGACAATGACTTTCTTCAACTAGTAAATGAAAACATTACTATGTACAGATCTGTAGAAAAAGAATTTGTTACGCCTAAAGTAGTAAAAGAAAAATATGGTGTTCATCCTTTTAACTTTCTTTTATATAAAACACTAATGGGAGACAGTTCTGACAAAGTAGGAGGAGTAAAAGGACTAGGAAAAGGAAAATTTGACAAGTTGTTTCCTGAAATGTTAGGAGAAAATAACTTAACATTAGATGACATTTATAAAATATGTGCTGAGAGATTTAAAGAACACATTATATACTGTAGAGCATTAGAAAATTTTGACAACTTAAGAAAGGCTTATAAGATTATGGATTTAAGTAATCCTATGTTGGATAACCAAGAAAAGGATTATATATTAGATCATGTTAAAGAATCTCCGTATGAATTAAATGTAGAAACATTTCTTAAATTTTATCATAAAGATGGATTGGGAAATGTGTTAAAAAATGTGGACTACTGGATAAAAGACATTTGGAGCCCAATCAATAGATACAATAAAGCAAAAAAATAAGTTATGACCCTATCAAGTATAGAAAGTTACGGAATTTCATTCCAAATTAAAGTATTATCAGCATTATTAACTGACAAACCATTTTTACAAAACATAAATGATGTTTTAACAGAAGAATACTTCAACAACACAGCACATAAATGGGTTGTAGGTGAAGTGTTAAAATACTATCAAAAGTTTCACACAAATCCTACAATGGATGTTTTGAAAGTAGAAATGAAAAAGATTGAAAATGAAGTACTTCAACTTTCAATTAAAGAACAGTTAAAAGAAGCATATCGTTCATCAGATGAAAGTGACTTAACATACATTAAGCAAGAATTTGCTAACTTTTGTAAAAATCAACAGTTAAAAAAAGCACTCTTGAACTCAGTTGACTTATTAAAAGCAGGAGACTATGATTCTATTAGAACATTAGTAGACAGTGCTTTAAGATCAGGACAAGATAAAAATATTGGTCATGAATACAATAAAGACACTGAGTCACGCTATAGAGAAGAAGATAGAACACCAATTCCAACACCTTGGAATAAATTCAATGAAGTGTTGCAAGGAGGTTTAGGTGAAGGTGACTTTGGCTTAATATTTGGCAATCCAGGTGGAGGAAAATCATGGAGCTTAATTGCTATAGGAGCACATGCAGTAAAATGTGGCTTCAATGTTATACACTACACATTAGAATTAGGTGAAGGATACATAGGAAGACGATATGACGCATTCTTTACAGAAATACCTGTTGACAAGTTAAAACACAGCAAAGAAAAAGTAGGAGAAGCAACATCTGACTTGCCAGGAAATTTAATCATTAAAGAATATCCAATGGGCAAAGCATCATTGTCTACAATAGAAAGCCACATTAAAAAATGCATTGACTTAGACTTTAAACCAGACTTAATAGTTATTGATTATGTTGATCTTCTTTCATCAAAAAGAACAAATCGTGAACGTAAAGATGAAATAGATGATATTTATATGAGCACAAAAGGACTAGCTCGTGAATTAAAATTACCCATATGGAGTGTATCGCAGGTCAACAGAGCAGGTGCAAAAGATAGTATTATTGAAGGAGATAAAGCAGCAGGATCTTACGATAAAATAATGATCGCAGATTTTGCAATGTCTTTGTCAAGGCAAAAGAAAGATAAACTTAATGGAACAGGTAGATTTCACATTATGAAAAATAGATATGGAGCAGATGGCATGACATTCAACGCCAAAATAGACACATCTACAGGTCACATGGAAATTACAGGTGAATTAGGAGAAGATGAAGAGGAAGAATTAATAAGTAATGACAAAGTAAAAGCATCAAATTTTGGCTCAAACATAGACAATTTTGACCGTGAATATTTAAGTAAACAATTTTTTGAATTAAATAAGTAAAAATAAAAATTATGTTAAACAAAGAATCGCAGATTCTATCAGAAATCACCACCCATTTAAAATACGCTAAATATTCTCCTGAGTTAGAAAGAAGAGAAACATGGGAAGAATTAGTAAGCAGAAATAAAAATATGCACATGAAAAAATTTCCTAATTTAAAAAAGGAAATAAAAGAAGCATATAAATATGTTTATGATAAAAAAGTGTTGCCTTCAATGCGTAGTTTACAATTTGCAGGTAAACCAATTGAAATAAACAATTCAAGAATATTTAACTGTTCTTACTTACCAATAGATGATCACAGATCATTTTCTGAAATTATGTTCTTGTTACTTTCAGGCTGTGGAGTAGGATATTCAGTGCAAACTCATCATGTAGAAAATTTACCTGACATTAGAAAACCACTAAAATCTAAAAGATATTTAGTTGGAGACAGCATTGAAGGATGGGCAGACGCAGTTAGAATGTTGATTAAATCTTACTTTGGACTTATTAATTCTTGTCCTAAATTTGACTTTAGAGACATTAGACCTAAAGGAGCACATTTGATTACTGTAGGAGGAAAAGCTCCAGGACCAGAACCATTAAAAGTAGCTTTAACTCATGTTCAAGTAATACTAGATCGTAAAAATGATGGAGAAAAATTAACATCTGTAGAATGTCATGACATCATTTGTCACTTAGCAGATGCTGTACTGTCAGGAGGAATTAGAAGAGCAGCTTTAATTGCTTTATTTGACCTAGATGATGAAGACATGTTGACTTGCAAATTTGGAAATTGGTGGGAAGAAAATCCTCAAAGAGGCAGAGCAAACAATTCAGCAGTTTTACTTCGCAGTAAAATAGACAAAGAAACATTTTTAAATTTGTGGAAAAAAATTGAGTTAAGCAACAGTGGAGAACCAGGTTTTATCTTTACAAATGATAAAGATGCAGGTACTAATCCATGCGCTGAAATAAACTTAAAAGCTAATCAGTTTTGTAATCTTTGTGAAATAAATGCTTCTGACATTGAAACTCAAGAAGAATTTAATGCAAGGTCAAAAGCTGCTTCATTTATAGGAACTTTACAAGCATCTTACACTGACTTTCACTATTTAAGAGATGTTTGGAAAAAAACAACAGAAAAAGAAGCACTACTAGGAATAGGAATGACAGGCATAGCATCAGGAGCAGTGTTAAAACTTAACATGAAAGAAGCAGCTAAAGTAGCTTGTGAAGAAAATGAAAGAGTAGCAAGTATTATAGGAATCAACAAAGCAGCTCGTGTAACTACAGTTAAACCATCAGGAACAACATCTTTAGTGTTAGGAACATCAAGTGGCATTCATGCTTGGCATAGTGAATATTACATTCGTAGAATTCGTTTAGGTAAAAATGAAGCCTTATACACATACTTAAACATTCACCATCCAGAATTATTAGAAGATGATTTTTTCAAACCAACAATTCAATCTATTGTAAAAATACCTCAGCAAGCACCTGAAGGTGCTATTACAAGAAAAAATGAATCTGCTGTTGACTTATTGGAAAGAATAAAGTTAATAAATCAAAAATGGATAAAGCCAGGTTATAGAAAAGGTGCAAACCAACACAACGTTTCAGCTACTGTCACTATTAAAAATGATGAGTGGGACAACATTGGTGAATGGGTGTACAACAACAGAGAATATTTCACAGCATTGTCTTTTTTACCTTATTCAGACCACACATACACTCAAGCACCTTTTGAAGACATTACAAAAGAACAATTTGAAGAAATGGTAAAACAACTACATGAAATTGACTTAAGTAAAGTTGTTGAAATGATTGACAACACAGCAAGACAAGATGAATTGGCTTGTTCTTCAGGAGGATGTGAAATTGCTTAATATTTACACTAATGGATAGAAAATTAAAAACTATAAAAGAATTAAAAAATGAATATCCCTCCCTTAAAGTATGGGCTGACCATCTCATACCTGCTGCTTATAAAAAGATTTTAGAAGAACAATTAATAACAGAATTTCTATATACAATAAATCCAATAAAAACAACCTCTCAAATACAAAAACAATTAGGAGATGTTGTTTATGTAGATTTTATTAGACGTGATAATGAAATAATAAAAATAAAATTAACCTTTAAAGATAAATTAGAAAATGATATTAAAAAAGTTAATGATTTTATGGATAAATTTGGATGGTATCCTTCTTTTATTGATACAAAAAATGGAGGGAAATATTCAAATAATGTTATTAAGTTTTTTGGATTCAAAAACATATCTGTAATTTATGAACCTAAATATGAAAATAAAGAAATAGAAATAAATGAAAAATATATATACCATATTACTCCAGATATAAAATGGCCTAAAATTAGAACAAATGGTTTAACTCCTAAAAACCAAATGAAAATTTCTGACCACCCTGAAAGAATTTATTTATTAAAAAATATAAATAATTTAGAAAGTTTTGGAGGAGATATAACTGAGATATCTTTTAGATTATTACAAGATTATCCTTATAAAGATAAAGTAAAAGATATGTATTTATTGGAAATAGATGTTTCTAAATTAAATGACATTGTTTTTTTTGAAGATTTAAATTTTTGGATAGGTGAGGGAATATGGACATATCAGGGCATTCCACCAAACGCTATTTCTATAAAAGAAAAAATAAATATGATTTATTAGGCTAACAAGATTTTTCAACATATATTTAAAATAAAAAAGATATGTCGTTAAAACCACAATCAATTAGAAAAGGTGTCACTATTACTTTAAATGGTAAAGAAGTAGAAAAGCAAGAAATTATTGACTTAAGTGTTGACTGGACTGAGTCACAGATAAATTTCTTTAAGAAAATGCTTAAACAAGGAGGCAGAACAAAAATTAATGGAAGTGCTTTTGACATTACCATACAAACAAAAGTTCTTAACTCAAGAGGAGAAAAAGATCCAGGTGTAATAATAATGCCAGGAATAGACGATCGATTTTAAAATATGAAAAAATATTTATTTCCAACATTGATAGCATTCTCGGCATTAGCCGTGAGTGCTACTGCTGCCTTTTACTCAGTAACAGGTTTGTCAAAATTATTTATAGGAGCTAGTTTTGCAGTTATAATAATGGCTGCGTCTTTAGAATTAGCTAAATTGGTAATTGCCTCTTATCTTTACCAATACTGGACAAAAACAAACATTTTACTAAAAACATACTTAACAATAGCTGTGTTTGTGTTAATTCTAATTACATCTGCAGGCATTTATGGTTTTTTAAGTTCAGCCTATGAACAAACTGCTTCAAAAAACATTGTTGTAGAAAAACGAATTGCTGCTTTAGAATCTAAAAAAGTAAGATACCTAGAAACTAAAGAATCCTACTCTAAAGAAAAAGTAGAAACAGCAAAAAGTACTTCAGAACTAAGACAAGCCTTATCAATTGGAAGCATCACTCAATATAAAGATAAACAAACAGGTCAAATTCTTAATGTAGCAAACAGTGGCAACAGAAAAGCATTTGAAAAACAACTGGAAAGCACCCTTAAAAAAGACTCAACACTAGATGTTAAAATTAACACAGTAAGTGACAGTGTATTTAGTTTAGAGTCTCAAATACTTGAATTTCAATCTAAAGCTGAAACATCAGGTGAATTAGGTCCTTTAAAATACATTAGTAAACTACTAGACATTCCAATGAATAGAATTATAAACTGGTTTATTTTAGTTATTATATTTGTGTTTGATCCATTAGCAGTAAGTTTAATTATAGCAGCTAACAATGCCTTTAACAAAGCAAAAATGCCTCAACAGTTAGCAATGTACAATGAAGCAGCTCCATTTGAAGTAAAACCAATTGAAATAAAGTCAGTTGTAGTTGAACCAGTTGTTGTACTTCCTCCACCTCAAAAGCCTTGGCGTCAATTTATTCCTCCTATTTTAAAATCAAATAAAAAAGAAGAAGATGACATTAAAACATATTAACTTGGCTTTTAAAAATACATTTAATATATTTATACAAAATAAAAGTTATGATAAAAGTATCACATGAGCTTCCATTATGTTTTTTAAACAAAGGAAAAGAATGGAATGATTATGATTTCTGTTTGCCAACATATTGGTTTAAATCTGAACAGTACAAACAACATTATTTAGACGCTAAAGCAGCAGGTAGATTTATTATTGCTGACAATGGCTTATTTGAAGGTGACTCATTTACAGAAAAACAATTAATTGAATTTGTTAATGAACTTCAACCAGACATTTTTGTAATACCTGATGTGTGGAATGATGCTCTTTTAAGTTTACGAAATGCTAAACGTTGGACAAATATGAAGGAAATATTGCCTGAAAATACTAAATTAATGGCTGTAATACAATGTACAGACTATAAAATTGGTTCTTTACTATATGGTCAATATATGGATTTAGGAGTAGAAGCTATAGCATTTAATCACAGTTCAACAGCATATCAAGACTTCTTTCCACATGAAAACATATCAATATCTAAAATGATGGGAAGAATATATTTTATCAATCAATTAAAGAAAAAAAATATTATAGATAATCATATTCATCACCATTTGTTAGGATGTGCTGTTCCAGATGAATTTAAGTATTATGGTAAAGGATATGAGTTTATCAAAACACTAGACACAAGCAATCCAGTTGTGTGGGGATGTAAAGGAGTATCTTATGATGAAAATATCACATCTATTGAAAAACCTAAAGAAAAAATTGAAGAATTCTTTAATGAAAATTTGGATGCTAAAGAAAAATTAATTATATTTAACATAAATAAGTTTAAAAATTATATTAATGAATAAACAAGCCGTATTAAGTTTATCAGGTGGAATGGATAGTAGTACTTTACTATTACATTTACTAGCTAATAATTATGAAGTAACAGCTTTATCATTTGACTATGGACAAAAACATAAAATTGAATTAGAACGAGCAGTTGAACTAGTAGAGTACATTAATGGTAAAGCTGATGAAACTAAATACAAATCAGAAACATCAGAAGTTATTATGCATCATTTTCCTAAAATCAAACACCAAATTATCAAACTAGATGGTTTAAGTCAACTGCTTAACTCTACATTAGTTGAAGGTGGAGCAGATGTTCCTGAAGGACACTATGCAGATGAAAACATGAAAGACACAGTAGTTCCTAATCGCAACAAAATATTTAGTAGTATTATTCAAGCAGTTGCTTTGTCAATTGCAGATAAAAAAGGTACAGAATGTTCTATTGCAATGGGAATTCATGCAGGTGATCACTCTATTTATCCTGATTGTAGACAAGATTTTAGAGATGCTGACTTTGATGCTTTTATAATTGGAAATTGGGGAGCTGAAAATGTAAACATGTTTACTCCTTACATTGATGGAAATAAATTTGACATTTTAAAAGATGGAAAAAAATGTTGTGAACAGTTAGGATTAAACTTTGATGAAGTGTATAAACGCACTAATACTTCATATAAACCCATTTACCATGAGTTAGCATATGAAAATGGTGCAGGTGAAATTATTGACTGCTCACAATGGTTTTCAGATTATAAATCAGCTTCATCAGTAGAACGTATTGAAGCATTTATCAAATTAGATTGTCCTGATCCTGTATTTTATGCGGATGAAACAGGACCAGTAAGTTGGGAAGTAGCTAAAAATCATGTAGAACAATTATTAACAAACCACAAATAAAAACCAAATGAAACAAGTACTCTATTTTACAGCACAATGGTGCACCGCATGTCAAGGCATGACTCCAATTGTAGAACAATTAAAAAAAACAAAAATCATCCCAGTAGAAAAAATTGACACAGACTATGATGTCACTCTTACAGAACAGTATAAAGTAACATCCATTCCAACTACTGTTGTTTTAGAAGATGGAAAAGAAATTAAAAGATACTCTGGGGCTTTAAGCTATGAACAGTTAAACAAACTAATCAATGGCTGATTTTTCTAAACAGTATTGTTTAAAACAAAATGATGGCCAACCAGGAGATTTTGACATTATTGAAGAATTTAACAGATTAGAAGAAGATTACTCAGTTTCTTTTATTTGTGAAGGATTTGGTTTTCATGCAATTGGCAAACAAAAAGGCTCTTTAACACCAAAACTACTATTTCCTTTTTACATGGCTATTCAAGAAGGATATTGGAATGAACCAATTCCAAAAGGATTAAATGAAGAAGATGCTGTTTGGATTGACTATGATAAATTAAAATAAGGTTATGAACTTATTGCTAGGTATATTATATGGGCTATTAGCTCAAACATTCACCTTTATTCAACTACAAGGACAGTTTAAACTTGATTGGATGAAAAACAACATTATATGGGTAATGTGTATGGGCATACCAATATCATTCTTATACTTAATGTCAGTAAAACATCTAGTAGATTATTTTGGAGGCCAACTTTGGCCGTCTAGACTGTTAGGTTTTGCAATAGGAGCAGTTGTATTTACAATAATGTCTTATTGGTGGTTTCAAGAGCCACTGTCTTTGAAAACACTCATATGTTTAGGACTTGCATTAGGTATCATGGTTGTACAATTATCAATGAAATGAAAACATTAATTATAGCTTTATTTATAAGCATTAAAGCCTTTGCCATTCAATACAGTCCATTAGACTCTACTTACTATATTACTCTACCAACTTGTGACATAGTTTCTAACAGAACATTTAAAACAGTTAAGGAAAGAACAGACTGGAATGTGTTAAAAGCAAATGTTAAAAAAGTTTATCCATATTCAATTTATGTTAAAATGAAATTAGCTGAAATGGATGCTCAACTTGCTTTTTATAAAACAAAAAAAGAGAAAAATACATTTATTGCCAAGTCAGAAAAAGAGCTAATTAGTTCCTTTGAATCAGAGATTAAAAAGTTAACTGTGTCTCAAGGTAAAGTACTAGTAAAGTTAATTGACAAAGAAACTAATTCTACAACCTATCAAATCATTAGAGAAAGAAGAGGTGTAATGTCATCACTTTTATGGCAAGGAGTATCTTTAATGTTTGGGGGAAACTTAAAAGTAGAATTTAATACAAGAACAGATAAAAATATAGAAGACATCGTTAATTTAATTGAATTAGGACTATTATGAAAACAATAAACTGGTCTGGATATGAATGGATAACTCAAGAAAGATGGGGAGACATACATCCAGAAAAAACCTACTGCTGGTATGATGAACATGCTGTTAGCATTGATGTAAACAGTCATTTACATTTAAAAACACGTTACAATCCAAAATGGTTTAAAGATAAAGGACTTTGGAGCAACACTGGAGTTGGATTGGTGTCCTGTACTAATAAATTCAAACATGGAACTTTTGAAATTGAAGCTAAACTACCAAATGGACTAAATTTATGGCCTGCTTTTTGGATGTGGTCTTGGGACACTTGGCCACCAGAAATTGATGTGTTTGAAGGATACTCAGATAAAAATCCAAACTACTTAGACTTATCAAATCTTTTAAAAATTAGAAAAATAGAATCTAATGTTCACTACATTGGAGAAGACAATAAAGATAAAACATTAGGAGCAAAAAAACACTGGATGGGATTTAAAGATCCAACAAAAAAGTTTATCAAATATAAAATGACATGGCTTCCAGAATCAATTAGCATCTACTATGACAATATATTAGTTAGAAAAATTGAAGATAAAAACATACTCAAACAGTTAAACGCAACAACTTTAAATGTTGTTATCAACAATCATGTAACTAGCAAAGCAGACAGCACTTACAATTGGCAAAACTTTCAATCATTAGCTCAAGAGTCAGATTTTACAATAAAACAATTCACATACACTAAACTATGAAAAAATTACTAACAGTACTACTAACACTATGCTTTTTACTACCAATGGATTCTTGCACAAGCAACAAACCAGCTTGGGGAACCAAACATCAGAAAAAACAACGAAGTCATAAGATTAAAAAGAATACAAATTTTATGAACAACTAATAAAAAATATTTGGCCTTTAAAAAAAATTTTTATATATTTAAAATATGAAATTTCAATCAACAAAAATATTCGACGGATTCAGTACAGTATTTCGTCAATGGAAAGCAAATGAAACACACTGTAAATTTTTACATGGTTATGCCATTTCATTTAAAATTACATTTGAAGGTGACTTAGATGAAAAGAACTGGGTTTGGGACTTTGGAGGAATGAAGAGAGCAAATACAACTATTGATGGAATGAATCCTAAAGCATGGATGGATTATATGTTTGATCATACTACTTTAGTAGCTGAAGACGATCCATTCCTAGAAGGGTTTAAAAAAATGGACGCACAAGACATCATACAACTACGTATCATTCCAGCTACTGGAGCAGATCAATTTGCTAAATATATTTACAATAAAGTAAATGAATTTGTACTAGAAGAAACAAATAATAGAGTACGTGTTACTCAAGTAAAGTTTAAAGAGAATGAAAAGAACTCAGCTATATATGGAGAGTAACAAATGGGAAAAATAATATTAGAGTTTGACTCTCAAGAAGAAGCAAATGATGCTAGAACAGCATTAGATGGACACAAGTGGAAACACGCTATGTGGGAATTAGACCAAAAACTACGAAACACAACTAAATATGGTCATAGTATAATTCATAATGAAGCAGAATCAGCAACCGGAGAAGAACAAGATATAGCAGAAAAATACAGAGAGATGCTTAGAGACATATTAAATGATAATAACTTAAAATTAGACTAAAACACCATATGAACAGTACATCAACATATCCAAACATAAAAATAAACTATATGACAGAAGAAAACATGATTTCACTTTACGACTACTTAGGCAAACCTGCAGGTAGTGACTTAGGAAAAGCTGTGTCAACAGCAGCTAAAAAAGCTAACATTAAAGTTACAACCAGAGATGTGTCAAACACTAAATACACAGGTAAGATTATGCTTTACCCAAAAGAGTTTTTAGTAAACTATTTCAATCCAAACAAAGAACCAGTTCAAATTGAACTACCATTTTAAATTATGAGCAAAATAAACTCAAATAAATTATTAATCAGCAGTGACTTCTACTCAGTGCAAGGAGAAGGTATATCAACTGGCATACCATCATACTTTGTTCGTTTAGGTTTATGTAACTTAACATGTGGAATGTCAAGAGCATTTACTAACACTTTACTAAAGGAACAATCATTAGCAGATGGAGAAATATTTAAAGGTGACTTAGAATTAGAAGGTAAAGCATCTTGGACTTGTGACTCAACGTCTCAATGGTTGTGGAGAGGTGAAGATAAAGAATTCCAATATCTAATTGATAGATGGAAAGAAGAAGGTGTATACGATGATATAAATCGTGGTACTGTTCATATTATTTGGACAGGTGGTGAGCCAACAATTAAAGGTCACCAAGAAGCAATTGTTAATTTTAACAACCATTGGGGTAATATTATGTCACAAGGCACTAGCTGGCATGAATTTACTCCATTTCAAGAAATTGAAACTAACGGTACTATAGTAATTGATTTACCTTTATTTAATATACTAGATCAAATCAACTGCTCACCTAAATTGTCCAATTCAGGTATGACTGAGAAACAACGTATTGTACCTGCAGCTATTAAACGTATAATGGAACATAATAATTATCAATTTAAATTTGTTATATCAACTGAAGATGACATTAAGGAAATGTTTCGTGACTTTGTAGAGCCATTTAACATTCCACTTAAAAACATTGTTTGTATGCCTGGTTTAGACTCTCAAACTGATTTTCATGAGAGAACTCAATTTGTAATGGAAATGGCTAAAAAGTATAAATTTAGAGGAATGAGCAGAATGCACATTTCAGCTTGGGATAAAACATTAAATGTATAATGATGAAATTTAAGTATAAATTTAAAAAACTTAGAGTTATTATCAACAATAAGCTTTACAAAAAACATACTCCTGATTCTAATGAAGTTTTAATTAAAAAAACAATTGCTTCTTTACTGTCAAATGATAAAAACATCATAACTGTATTTCCAACATCAGAAGTTATTTACATTCAAACAGAAAAAAAAGACTACACATTAATATTAGGACTAAATAAAATTAAAATTACTAATCATAAATTATTTATTGAAACTTATTTAAATGAAACATTTAGTACAGAACTAACAAGTATGGTTCATAGATGTTTAGACAAACGAAAAATAAAAATGGATGATTTAATATTCAACAATGAATTAGACGGTTTAACTTACATATTAAATACTTTAACAAACGAAAAATAAAAATGGAATTACTAAACAAAGCAAATGAAAATGCTCCCCGCACATCAAAAGAAATTGAAAAGATGATTGAAAAAGCATCTAAACATTATGGTGAATTTTTAAAAGCAGTGGGATTTGACTATGAAAAAGACAGACAAACTGTTGACACACCAAAGAGGGTAGCAAAAGCTTGGCTAAAAGATTTAATTGTAGGATCAGTAACAGAAGCTCCTTCAATGACTGTGTTTCCAAATGAGGAAAATTATGATGGAATAGTTATTCAAACAGGAATTCCAGTAGTGTCTATGTGTGCTCATCACAATTTACCATTTACAGGATATGCCTCTGTAGCATATGTGCCTGAAGAAAAAGTAGTTGGTTTAAGCAAATTAAACAGAGTAGTAGATTGGTTTTCTCGTAGACCACAAATGCAAGAATCTCTAACTCAACAAATTCACTCATTTTTAACTGAAAAGATGAACTGTAAATCTGTAGCAGTAAGTGTAGCAGCTAAACACATGTGTTGTTCAAACAGAGGCATTAAACATCCTACTTCAACAATGACCACCAATAAATTTAGTGGAGTGTTTATGGAACCAAACAATATGATTCGTGATGAATTTTTACAAGCAATAATGAAAAATGGCAAAGACTTCTAATAACTCATGTAAAGTCAATTCTAAGTTAAAAAAAGTACTTAAACAATTAGTTAAAGAAAACATTAAATCATCAGCAAGAAAAGATGCAATGTACATTTTAACTAACTGTGCTGAGTCAACAGTGAAAGATTTTTTATTTTTTGCACTGTCAGACAATGGCAACTTAACTTGTTTATGTTTAGATTATGCTAAAGATAAAAACGGTGCTCCACTTCCAACATTAAATTTTGGAAACACAATTTACTAAAATAAAAACTTGGTTGTTTAAATATTTTTTCTTATATTTAATCATAAAAATAAAACTATGGAAAAAAAATACGTACCATTTGTTTCTGAAGTAGAAACATTTAATGCCACTATGGGCAAGCCAAACACCTACACTCCAAACATTCCAGAACGTAAAGAATGGGAATTTGTTTACAATTTCATTTTAGAAGAATTAGAAGAATATAAACATGCTTGTGAAACAGGAGACATTGTAGAAGTGTTAGATGCACTTTGTGACATTACTTATGTTGCAACAGGAAATGGAGTTATGTTACATGGTTTAAAAGATAAATTTATGGATGCATATGCTGAAGTGCAAGCTTCAAATATGTCTAAAGCATGTAAAACAGAACAAGAAGCTAAACAAACAGCAGAAAGTGAAGCAAAACGAATTGGTGAAGAAACATACTATGAACAAGTAGGAGAATATTGGGTGGTGTACAGGAAATCAGACAAAAAAGTGTTAAAATCAATCAACTACTTCAGACCCAATTTAAAGAAATTTCTTTAAAGTATTTTCAAAATAAAAGTTATGTATCAGGCAATTCACTACGATTTTAAAACGTACACTTACTATTTACGTGACGATGAAGAAGGATGGAGTCACTTCCAATATCAACCTACTTTTTGGAAACGAGTCAACAAGTGGCAAGAAAATGCTCAACCTGTGTTGACAGGAGGATATGCTATTCCAACTAAAAAATACAGTAAAGACAATGTAAACATATTAGAAAAAGACATCAACAAAGAACTAATACTGTTGAGAGATTTATATTCCAAATATGATGATGTAGTTCCTTCATGGCACAACATTTTATACTTAGACATTGAAATTGAAATGGGAGGTGCTTTAACACCTGAATACATTAAGGATGCTCCTATGTCTTTAACTTCAATTGCTTTAATAGACATCACTACAAAGACCAAAATATGTTTTGTTGTAGACAAAAGTAAAGAAATTGAAGAAGTAAATGAAAATGGAAAACACATTATACCTTGTGTTTCTGAAAAAGAATTAATTAAAAAATTCTTAAACAAATGGGAAGAGTTAGACCCAACAATAGTAACTGGGTGGAACAGTGCTTACTTTGACATTCCTTACTTATACTTTAGAATCAAACGTGTGTTAGGTAAAGATGAAGTGTTAAAATTGTCTCCAATTAGAAAAGTTCACTTTAAAGAATTTGCAGGTGCTTTACAAGTTACCATAGGAGGAGTCAACCATTTAGACTACATGTTGCTTCATAAAAAATACATTATGAAGGAAGAGCCATCATATAAATTAAATGACATTGGTTTAAAATATGTTGACTTAGGTAAGGTGGAATATGAGGGAAATTTAAACACATTGTTTAAAAACGATTTAAATGTGTTTATTGACTATAACTTACGCGATGTTGAAATTATTGAAAAATTAGAGGAAAAACTTAAATTTATTGAATTAACCATAATGATATCTCATATATGCAACATACCTTATGAGAGCATCTACTACAACACAGTAATGAATGAAGGTGCCATTTTAAAATATCTCAAACGAGAAGGCATTATTTCACCAAATAAACCAACAACACACAATGCAAGTTTAAAAATGGCAAATGAAACATATGCTGGAGGATACATACTTGAACCAGTGCCAGGCTTGTACTTTGATGTTATAGACTTAGACTTTACCTCACTGTATCCTTCAATTATCAAGTCTTTAAACTTAGGCATTGAAACACTAGTAGGTAGAATTAAAGTAGATCATAATCCAACATATGAACAAAATCACTCATTGGAAAAGCTCAAACAAAGAGACCCAAGTGAAATAGTAAATATTGAAAAGTTAAACAAAGAAAATTACACTCTTAAATCAACTAAAATAAAATTAGGAGACTTAATTGACATAATTGAAAAAAACAACTTTACAGTAGCAGCATCAGGTGCTATGTTTAGAACTGATGAACAAAGTGTAGTTGCAAAAATATTAGAAAGTTGGTTTGAAAAGAGAGAACACTATCGAACATTAAAGAAAAAAGCAGGTAAGGAAAAAGACTGGACAAAATACAATTCATATGACTTATTTCAATTTTCTTTTAAAATTTTACAAAACGCAATGTATGGTACATTTGCAAAAAATGGTTGGAGATTTACTGATGGACACTTAATATGTAGTTCAGCCATTACAAACTCAGGACAAAGACTAACTAAAGAAAGCATTAACTTTGTAAATGATAAAATCAACACTGAAATTAAAGAAAAAAAACAAAATATTTGTATTAGTGACACAGATTCACTGTACATTGTGTTAGGTGATCTTTTAAAACATAGATTTCCACATCTCAAACAGGAAGATAAAAATGGTAAAATATTAGAATTAGCTCAAGAAATACAAAACTCATCTAATTTTTACTTAAATGAGTTAAGCAAACGTTTGTTCAACATCAAGCCCAACACTCACTACTTTCAGCTCAAACAAGAGGTAATTTGTGCTGGAGTGCTTACAACAGGCAAAAGAAGGTACGCAATGTATGTTACCAACAAGGAAGGAGTAGACGTTGAAGAATTAGACATGAAAGGCATTGAGTTGATGAAGTCCAACATGAACAAACTGTTTAAAAAGTTTGGTGAAAATTTTATCAAGGACATACTGTTTGGAAAACCACAAGAAGAAATAGACAGTTCAATTGTTAACTTTTACAAGTCACTTAAAACACTAGATCCTAAAGTATTAGGCAAACCAATGGGAGTAAAACAAATAACAAACTATCAAGTAAAAGCAACAACAGGAGAAATATTTAGTAGATTCAAGTTGAAAGCTCCCTTTAACACAAAAGCAGCTGTAAGATACAATGACTTGTTAAAGTTTAAAAAGTTAGACAAAAAATATGAAAGCATAATTGAAGGTGACAAATTGTTTATCATCAACTTAAAACAAAATCCATTCAACATAGAAACAATTGGCATTCCAAATGCTCAAGTGCCTCCTGAAATTGAGGAATTTGTAAAGACATACATTGACGTTGAGGAAATATTTAACTCACTGCTAGCCAACAAGTTGAAAAGTTTATATGAAGATTTAAAATGGACATTTCCTCCTCTCAATCCAAATGTTGGAAAATTCTTTGCCTTTTCTTAATATTTATAATAAATTAAAGACAATGAAAAAACAAATGCTAAGTGAACAATTTAAAAGAATGCAAAAGCTTGCTGGTATTGTAGAAGTATCAAATCCATATAGTGTTACTTGGCTAGAACCAGACGATGCGTACTTTGAACAAGAACTTGATGAGCTCACAGGCAATGATATGAGATTTAGTAAAGAGGAATTTTTTAATTCTCAAAATTATGATAAAGTATATTCATTATTACCACATACCTTTAAGATGATTGCTGAGCATTCAATAGGTAGTGAAATACAAAATCTAAAAGAAATAAAAGATATTTTATTAAATAAAGATATTTCAGATTTAATGGATGAGGATGATTGGAATAATTTTAGAAAGATATTAATGAAAGACACTAAATCACAAAATGAGGTTATAAATTTATTTAAAAAGGGTAAAGTAGAAGAATGGGATAATAAAAAAATTCTTCAAACTCGTGGTATGGGTAAATTAACAAATCAACAACCTCATATTAAAGATACCACTTCCTCAGGTCTAATTAAACAAATAGGTGATGACCCAGATATGCAAGGATATAAAAAAAATGTCCAAGATTTTAAAAATGAAAAACATAGAAAATTACCATTACCTTTTGTTTTAAGATTACCATCAGGAGGAAGAGAAGGTAATGAGTATACATTAATAGGTGGACATAAACGATCAACCATTGCAGCCCAACTTGGACTTCAAATAAGTGTATGGTTTATAGATTTAAAATAATAAAATTTGGATTCCTAATTTAGGAATTGTATATTTAAAAAAATAAAAGTTATGATTTCAAAAGTAGAATTTCAAGCGGTTATAAACAAATACTATTTAAACGGCCTCATAGAAGGAGTTAAATGGGATGTAAAAGACAACAATCTAAACATTAAATTTACTGCTCCAACTAGAGAAATGATTGGAGAAATAAACTACAGTAACTTTAACTTAGTAGACTCATCAGTTGGAATAAGCAACACAACTCAACTTCTTAAACTCATAGGAATTTCAAGTGGAGAAATAATGTTAGACTACATTAAAAATGGTAAAACATTTACTAAACTTATCATCGCAGATAATCAATTCACTGTCAACTATGCCTTAGCAGACATATTAACTGTTCCAAAAACTGGAGCATTTAATGGTTCTAACATATTCAATTTAGAAACAGAATTAAATGGAGAAATTATAACTGCCCTAATAAAAGCAAAGTCAGCATTGTCTGAAAGTGAAACAGTTGTGTTTAAACCAACCACAAGCATAGATGGAGACTTTCAACTTGAACTTACATTTGGAGGAGACATTGAATATGCAAATAAAGTATCTTACTTTATGACTAACTTTACACAAAAAGATGTGCCATCTGACTTTACTTTAAGTTTTAGTTCAAACTTGCTGAAGGAAATACTATCAGCAAATAAAGACTCTGTAAAAGCAAAAATGAGCATTAACTTAGAAGGACTGTTGAAGCTGTCATTTGAAACAGTTAACACAGTAAGCACATATTACATGGTTAAAAAAGACATATAATGTTTACAATAAGCAAACAAGTTGTAGAATGGGAAGATGCTTTATACATAATTAAGCGCATTCTTAAAGAAGACACATTTCCTGCAGATTTTGTGCAGGAGTACAAGGAGTACATTTGCGCTGACACTGTGTTGAAAAAAGATGGCTTATACTATTTTTGTCAAAAAATTGAAGAAGCACAATTAGTTGAAGAAGAACAATACGTATAATAAAGCATAAAACAATGAAAAAACAACTAAACGAAGAATTCCTTAAAATGCAAAAACTTGCAGGTTTAAATGAGGAGCAAACAAAAGCTATGGACATTCCAAGAAAGTATACGGAAGCAATAGTAGACGCTAGAAACGCATTAAACCTATTACGTGATGTAGTAATAGCGGGTACTTTAATGGACCGTGAAATGGAGGGAACATTTCAATTTACAGTAACATTACTAGATATGTTAGAAGAAAAGATTCAAGGTAGACGAGAAAGATTCTAGAATATCAACTAAAATAAATTAAAGCTTGTTAACGCAAGCTTTTTTTTATATATTTATCATAGTAAAATAAGTTATAAACCAAAAAAGTTATATGAAATTAACAGCTGTTTTCAACTCAATCATTGTCAAACCCCAAACACAAGAAGAAACTACTTATGGAAACATAGTGGTGCCAGACTTAGGAAAAGAAAAGCATCTAACAGGTACTATTGTGTCTGTAGGTCCTGGTTATCATTGTGCAACAGGAGAATTTGTAGCTTCAACATTAAAAGTAGGTCAAAAGGTAATTTTACCTCAAATGGGACCAACCAAAATAGAATTTGAAGGAGAGGAATACTATGGAACAGCAGAAAATCAAGTAATAGCAATTATAAACGACTAAAACAAAGTTATGAACAAAAACATTGAATTTGGTTCTGAAGCAAGAAAAAAACTTGTCAGTGGAATCAACAAGGTAGCCAACGCAGTTACCTCAACATTAGGACCAAATGGTCGAAATGTCATTTACACTGAATATGGTGAAGTAAGAAGCACAAAAGATGGAGTTACTTGTGCAAAACAAATTTCCGACTTAGAAGACCAAGTGGAAAATTTAGGCGCTCAAATGATTAAACAGGCAGCCATTAAAACAGGCAACAATGCAGGTGATGGAACAACCACATCAACTCTACTAGCACAAAGCATTATAAATGAAGGTTTAACTTACCTAGACAAAGGAGCAAATGCAGTAGAAATCAAACGTGGAATAGATGCTGCTGTAAAAGAAGTAGTAACAGCTTTACGCAAAGACATTTCCAAAGATATTACTTCAGAAACTCAACTAGAACAAGTAGCAACAATTTCTGCAAACAATGATGTTGAAATTGGAAAATTAATTGCAGCAGCAATGGAAAAAGTAGGTCGTGAAGGAGTAGTTCACATTGAAGAGTCTAAAAGTGGAGACACATATTTAGAAACAGTAGAAGGAATGCAATTTGACAGAGGATACAAGTCACATTATTTTGTCACAAACAACAATGACATGACTTGCACTTTAGAAGAACCATACATTTTAATTGCAGACAAACGATTTACTCAAGTAAAAGACTTACTGCCAATTTTAGAAAGTATTTCATCAACAGGTAAATCTTTGTTTATCATTGCTGAAGACATAGATGGAGAAGCTTTATCTACACTTATAGTAAACAAAATTCGAGGCACAATTAAAGTAGCAGCAGTAAAAGCTCCTGACTTTGGAGATCGTAGAAAACTCATTTTAGAAGACATTGCTACAATGACAGGTGGACAAGTGTTTAGCAGTGAAAAAGGAATGAAATTAGACAAGTTTTCTTGGGATTGGTTTGGAAGCGCTCGTTTGGTTACAGTGACTAAAGACCAAACAACAATTGTTGATGGTAAAGGAACAGTTGAAAAAATTGAAGAAAGAATTGATGAACTGCAAATGCAAATTGACAAGTCAACAGTACCATTTGAAAAAGAAAAACTACAAGAACGTTTAGCAAAGTTTATAGGTGGAGTAGCAATTATACATGTTGGAGGAAATAGTGAATTAGAAATGAAAGAAACTAAAGACAGAGTAGATGATGCTTTACACGCTACAAAAGCAGCCATTGAGGAAGGCATAGTACCAGGAGGAGGAGCAGCATTGTTATACGCTAGAGAATCCATTACCATTTCTAAAGAAGACTTAAGTTCAGACATTCACATTGGTAAAAAAATTGTTAAAGAAGCATGTCTTGCTCCATTTATGAAAATTTTAACAAATGCTGGCTACACTGAAGGAGATTGTTACAGGTTGATCAACAAAATGGAAGGAAAAAACAATTGGAAAGGATACAACATTAAAAGTGAAACATTTGTAGACATGAAAGAGGCAGGTATCATTGATCCAACTAAAGTAACAAGAAATGCTTTAGAAAATGCATCATCTGTTGCTGGCACTGTTTTGTTAACAGAAGCAGCAATTGTAGAAGTAAACAATGACAAAAAAGAAGACACAGCTTCACCTCAAATGTACTAAAATATGGAACAAGAAGTTTACACACTAATTGCTAAACGCTATCCTCCAGGAGATTCTTGGAAGTTGATTGATGATAAAGTCATACATAAGTCTCTAACAGAAGCATTAGAGGCATACTATCAAAAAACTCAAACGGCTTATGACTTTAAACTGTCGCCTTTAAAAGGAGAAATATACATTATTACAAATGAAATTGTGGCTCCTGAACCGCCTAAAAAATTCAACATCTATGGAGACTAGTAATATTTATAATAAAAACCATGAAATATTCACAACTCCGTCAAATCATTAAAGAAGAAATATCTAAAGTATTAAATGAATTTGAAGACTTATCAGTCAAAAATAATTATTTAGATAAAGATTTCTATGATCCTATAACAGGAGAGTACTCAGAAGACGTGGTGGTAGACAGTGATAAAGTATTTCAGGATTTAATGAAAACTAAATCATATTTTAAAACAAAACTCCCTTTATATCAAGATGGTAAACCATTAAATGATTTTCAAATTGATTCATTAATTGATGCTTTTGCTGCTAATGAAAGAGATATTATGGCTTCAGACCCAATAGGTCCAGGAGATGCAGAAAAATGGATAAGTAAATGGAAAAATGTAGATATAGACGATTTAGCTGATTATTTTGTAGATTTTGTAGATGGCATATCTAAAAATTGGGAAGAATGGGAATTCCATGATATTAAAAAGCAAAAATATTCTGGTGATTATCCATCAAAAGATAAATTTAAACAATTTTAATTAAAAAATAAAAAGTTATGATATTAAAAAATAATGATAAAGCGTTAGGAATATTATTTCACCCAAATGACAATAAAGAAGAAGCAGAATATACACCTTATGTGTGGGATCACAATGCTTATGAAAATCTTGTTAAAGATATGGGATACAAAGATTATGAAGACGTAGCGTCAGAAATGACACATTATTTTTCACCCGCAGATGAAGATGAAATAAGAATATTTAAAAATCGATTAAATAACCCTAGTTTACAATCAATAGATCTTACTATAGAAATGTATAAACAAACTATAGAACAAGAATTTCCTGAAAAATAAAAAAATTTGGCTTCCAAGATCCTTTAATATATATTTAAGTCAAATAAAAGTTATGAAAATTATACTAAAAGAAAACACCAAAAAAGAAATAGAACGTCTCAATTTATTATATGGAGAAGAAAACTCTCCAGAGTATGATTGTTGGGAAAAAATGTCTGAATTAGAAGTTCTAATTGCAGATGCAGGAATGTACGCTAATGGAGCATATGAACAAAATACATTTGACGACTTAAATGAATGGTGTAAAAGTGTAGGTCCTATGGAATATAGACAAACATATCTCAACACTCATCCTAATGCTGTAAGAAGTAAAATAGATGAAATGTTGCGTAAAAATTTAATTGAAATACTATGATAAAAATAATTAAATGGTTGTCTCACAAGATGGGATTTAAAATAGCAATGATCAAAATTGGAGGTAAAGTACCTGGCATAATAATTGATGGTGACAAGGAATTGCTTAGATATGTTGACATTACAGGATATACTTTTAAAAAAGATCCACTTAAAAGAACTTATCCAAAGTTTGTAAAACCAGAACCAATTAAACCATTAACTCCTAAGCAATTAAAAGAGATTGGATTATAAAAGTTATGGAATACAGCACAAGACTCTTGTATAAAAATCAATATAAAATGCATCCTGAAATATACAATTCAAACATTCCAATGAGTCAAAAAATATTTTTACAAGAACAATTAGAATACTTAAAAGGTGACTTTGATAAGCTACTTGATGACATGGAAAAATATGCTGTGCTTCCTAATGTAGAAGATTATGAAAATGCCGCACACATTAGAGATTATAGAAAAAGGTTACAAAAATAAGTTATGTCAAAAAGGTTACACACAATATTAAACGAAAAGTATCGTCCAGACACTTTAGAAGGATACATTTGTAAAGATGAAGTGAAAGTAAAATTTCAAGAATTCATTGACAATCAAGATCTTCCACACCTCCTATTTGCAGGAAAACCAGGCGCAGGAAAAACAACACTTGCAAAAATATTAGTCAACAACATTGACTGTGACTTTCTTTACATCAACGCAACTGATGAAAGATCAATTGACATTATGAGAGACAAAGTAGGAGCATTTGCTGCTGCTGGATCATTTAAACCACTTAAAATAGTAATTTTAGATGAAGCAACTCACATTTTACAAGCAGGACAAGTCATTTTGTTAAACATGATGGAAACATATTCTTTAACAACTCGTTTTATTTTAACAGGAAACTATGCAGAACGATTGATTGAACCTTTAAGAAGCAGATGTCAAGAATTTGACTTGTCTCCTCCAAGTAAAAAAGTAGTGGCACGACATGTTAGCATCATCTTAGACAAAGAAGACATTGAATGGGAAATATTGGATTTACTCACTATTGTAAACAAGTTTTATCCTGACTTTAGAAAAATTATCAACAACTGTCAAAAGTACACTATTGATGGAACTTTAACATTAGACAACTCAATAAATGAATCTAATGACTATCAAGTAAAAATATTAGAAGAACTCAAAAAACCATCTATCAAGTCGTTTAATGCTATAAGGCAAATTGTTGCGAATTCAGAAGTAGATGACTTTGAAAGTTTATATAAATTTTTATACAATAAATTAAATGAATATGCTAAAGAAAATGAAGGTACAATTATATGTACTTTGGAGGAACATATGTATCACGCTCATTTTGTTTTGGACAAAGAAATAAACATCATGGCCTGCATAGGTAAAATTTTAGAAACAATCAAATAAACAAATATGAACAACGAACAATTAAAAATGAAAATGGACATCACTCAGTCCACTCCCATTCTTTCAGAAGATGGAAAACCCATACTACTAGCTGAAGGAGCGGTTTTAAGAAAAATGAGTAAATTTCTAGCAGGAACAGCTGAAGATGCTTTAATTCCAATTCCTGTTATGTATGATGTTAACACTAACAAGATTCTTTTAGACATGATTCCTAAAGAAATTAGAGATGATTATAAAGACATTGGTTTTACTTTAGGAAAATAATATGACAAAAACATCTAGTAAAGTAAAGACATTTACCATCTTTGATTTTCTTAAAGCAATCATTGACACAAAGCCAAATTGGGACACATTTGGACCTGAACAAAGAAAAGTGTTTAACATATACATGATTCATAAATTTTTAAGCATGAATCCAAAGTATGTTGACATTGCTAACTACATTCAAAAGTTAAACATTCAAGATCCTAAAAAATTGTATGAAGTGTACTGTTATATGATTCCACAAAGTAAAAACACTTACTCTCCTTACATCAAGTCAACTGTTAAAAAAACCTTATCACCTGAAGTGCTGCAACATGTTTCTGAATATTTTAAATGTTCAACAGTTGAAGCAGAAGAATACATTCAAATTACAGATGATAAATGGCTGGAAAATGTTTTGCTAAGTAAGGGAGTTGATGAAAAACAAGTTAAAAAACTAATCAAATGATAAAATACACAGAATACACTCCCGATTCAATTGTTCAAACAATTGTAGAAAAATTTGTTGACAGAGCTAAAATGGGAGAAAAAAAATACGGTGTAACATTAGACAGAGTTGACTTATCAATTGAAGACTTTATTGAACATGCCTTACAAGAACACATGGACGCCATTTTATATCTTCAAAAAGTAAAAACAATGTTAAAATCTAATGGCTAAAAACAAAATTCCTTCTATTATAAAGAAAATACAGGCGTACAAGCCAACAGCTGTAGACTATGCATTTCAAAAAAGCATATCTTACTCACAGTTGTCAATGTTTTTATCTTGTCCTAAAAAATGGTCTTTACAGTATAAGGAAGGACATAAAATACCTAGTTTTTCTATCAACATGACTTTTGGAACAGCAGTGCATGAAACACTACAAAATTACCTGTCTGTGATGTACAATGAAAGTGGAGTAAAGGCAGATGCCATAAACATAGAAGAATACTTTGAAGAAAGATTTAGAGAAAACTATGCAAAGGGCTATAAAGACAACAAAAATGTTCACTTCAGCAGTCCAAAAGAAATGAGAGAATTCTATGATGATGGTTTAGCCATTTTAGACTTCATCAAGAAAAAGCGAAGTGAATATTTTAGTTTGAAAGATTGGCACTTAGTAGGAATTGAAATGCCCATTGTTATTGCGCCAAATAAAACGCATAACAACGTTTTATTCAATGGATTTATTGACTTAGTCTTATACCATGAACCTACAAATCAATTCATTATATACGACATAAAAACTAGCACTCGTGGATGGAAAGACAAAGAAAAGAAAGATGAAGTTAAACAATTTCAAATATTGTTGTACAAGTCATTTTTTAGTGAACAGTTTGGAGTGCCTGAAGAAAACATAGATGTTGAATTTTTTATAGTGAAAAGAAAAATATGGGAAGAAAGTGAATTTCCTCAAAAACGCATTCAACAGTTCAATCCTGCAAATGGCAAAATAAAAGTTAAAAAAGCTAAAACAGCATTGGGCACTTTTATAGAAGAAACATTTAATCTTGATGGTTCATATAAGACTGTAAGTCATCAAGCAACACCGTCAAAATGGGCCTGTGCATACTGTCCTTACAAGTTAAATAAGGAGTTGTGCAATGAGGCGATTTTAAAGTAGAATACATATATTTATATATAACCAATATATAATACTATGGATGAAATACTCACATCAGTAAAAGTTAACAAAGAAATATTTGACACTTTTAAAATAGAATGCATTAAACGTAAATTTTCTTTAAATAAGCTTGTAAATCGAGCAATGGATTTGTATCTTAACTCAGAAGAATTTAGAAAACAAGTTACCAATCACAATAAATAAACACTAAATAAGTTATATGAATTCAAGTTTTGCCTATTTGCCTCAAAATGAGAGGAAAAAAATCATGCTCATTTGTGACGACATTCGAGTACACTCAGGAGTAGCAACTGTTGCTCGAGAAATGGTTCTTAACACAGCCCAACACTTTAACTGGATACAAGTTGCAGGAGCACTAAATCATCCAGACAAAGGTAAAAAATTAGACATTTCTCAAGACACTAATCTCAACACAGGATTGACAGACAGTTCAATTGCCATTTATCCAGTAGATGGATATGGTGACGCCAATTTAATTAGACAACTTATTAAAATTGAAAAACCTGACGCTGTATTTTTAATCACTGATCCAAGATATTTCATTTGGCTGTTTCAAATTGAAAATGAAATTAGAAGAAAAATTCCTATTGTTTACTTAAACATTTGGGACAACTATCCAGCTCCAATGTACAACAGACCATACTATGAAGCATGTGATGCATTGTTAGGCATTTCTAAACAAACTGTAAACATCAACAAGTTAGTGTTAGGAGATAAAGTAAAAGATAAAATAATTGAATATGTGCCTCATGGATTAAATCATGATTTATTCAGACCTTTTTCTAATGAGGAAAAGAAAAATCCTGAATATGTTAAATTTAAAAATGAAATGTTTAAAGGAAAAGAATATGACTTTGTCTTATTTTTCAACTCAAGAAACATTCGCAGAAAACAAATTCCAGACACTTTACTAGCATATAAATTGTTCATTGATGAATTGCCTAAAGAAAAAGCAAAACGTTGTGCTATAATGTTACACACTCAAATATGTGATGACAATGGAACAGATTTAGCAGCAGTAAAAGAATACTTATTTAGTGATGATGAAAAATACAACATTTTGTTTTCACCAGGAATGTTAAATCCTCAACAAATGAGCTATTTGTACAACTTAACAGACGCTCAAATATTGCTAACAAGCAATGAAGGTTGGGGATTGGCATTAACAGAAGCTATTTTATGTGGAAATCCAATTATAGCAAATGTGACAGGAGGAATGCAAGACCAAATGCGTTTTGTAAAAGATAAAAAATGGATGGAATTGGACGCTGATTTTCCTTCCAACCACAATGGCACAGTTAAAGAACATGGAGAATGGGCCTTTCCAGTATTTCCAACTAGCAGATCAATTCAAGGTTCTCCTATTACTCCATACATTTGGGACGACAGATGCACAGCTGAAAATGCAGCATTACAAATTAAAGCAGTTTATGACTTAAGTAAAGAAGAACGTAAAGCAAGAGGATTGAAAGGTAGACAATGGGCTTTAAGTGATGAAGCAGGATTAACAGGAGAAAAAATGGGTCAAAGAATCATTAAATATTTAGACATTTTACTTTCAACTTGGAAGCCAAGAGCAAAATTTGAACTTATCAACACCAAAAATGTAGAAAAAAGAGTATTAAATCATAAAATTATATATTAATATGAACAAAACAAGTTGTGTAATCTACGCCCCAGTAGACACTTTATCAGGATATGGCTCTCGCTCTCGAGACACTGTAAAGTCAATCATTGAATTGAAAAAAGATGAATGGGATTTTAAAATTATACCTTGCAATTGGGGAAATACTCCAAATGGATTTATTGAAGACAATCCTGAATGGCATTTTTTAAACAAATATCTTTATCCACAACAACTTACCACTCAGCCAGATGTTATGATTTGGATTACTGTGCCAAATGAATTTCAAAAAGTAGGAAAATACAACATTGGCATAACTGCAGGTTTAGAAATAAACATGGTACCAGCTGAATGGATTGAAGGAATGAACAGAATGGACTTAACATTAGTGTCATCAGAACATTCTAAAAAAGCATTTTTAGCGTCTAAATTTCAAAAAGTAAATGACACAACAAAACAAGTAGAAGCCATTGTTGAAATGAAAACACCTATTGAAGTTATATTTGAAGGTGTAGACACAAACATTTACAAACACTTAGAAGTGCCTAACAAAAAAATAGGCAACTTAGATTCAATTTCTGAAGATTTTTGCTACTTGTTTCTAGGACATTGGCTTCCAGGTGACTTAGGAGAAGACAGAAAAAATGTAGGACTGCTAATTAAAGCATTTATAGAAACATTTAAAAATAAAAAAGTAAAACCTGCTCTTATTTTAAAAACATCTTTAGTAGGTTCATCATACATGGAACGTGATGAAATTTTAAAACGAATTGAACAAATTAAATCAACATGTGCTACTGCAGACATGCCTAACATTTACTTGTTACATGGAGAATTTACAGATGAGGAAGTAAATGAATTGTACAACCATGTAAAAGTAAAGGCAATGGTATCATTAACTAAAGGTGAAGGATTTGGAAGACCACTACTTGAATTTACTCAAAGTAAAAAACCAATTATAACAACAAACTTCAGTGGTCATTTAGACTTCTTAAAGCCAGAATTTACAACTTTAATCAATGGCACTTTAACACCTGTTCATCCAAGTGCTGCAAACAACATGTTGTTGAAAGAAGGTTCATGGTTTTCACCTGACACAGGTCAAGTAGGATTTTACTTAAAAGACATGTTTGAAAATTATAAAAACTATGTTGATGGAGGAAAAAGACAAGGATTTTACTGTAAACAAAATTTCTCATTTGAAAAAATGACTGAAAAAATGTCTGAGTACTTAAAACTAATTCCTGAATTTCCAAAACAAATACAATTAAAATTACCACAATTGAAAAAAATCGAATTACCAAAACTAACTAAAATATGAAAGACAACTTAATTATATGTAAACACTGCTCTTCAGATGCATGCTATGTTGTAGAAAACTCTACGTCAATAAAAACATATTCTTGCTTTGGATGTGGATTCACAACAAACTCTTTAATGAAAGAAGGAGAGGAATTTTACACTCAACAGCTAGAAGTGTTGCCTGAACTGTATAAAGACTCAACATTTAAAGATGAAGACAACTTAATATGGATGCCTACTACTATAAATGTGCCACAACAAGGTATGGTATTTTACAATGGCACATCTAAAGAAAATGCTAAATGGGCAGGAGTAAAAGCTGTTGAAGTAACAGAGGAGGAAAAAGCAAAATATCCAATTAAAAGCAAACCAGGTGAATTTTACAAATGGAGAATGGACATGACTACAATGAAGTCTTTTGAAATGAAAGATTTTATGGAGGCTTTATCTTACATAGGAGTAATTCCAGAGTAAATTTGTAAAAGCAATAAAAGTTTTATATATTTAAAGTATGAAAATTAGTTATGCAATTACTGTTTGTAATGAGTTAGAAGAAATTATAAGATTACTTGATCTTCTTCTTAAAAACAAGCAAAAGCAAGATGAAATTGTAGTGTTAATGGACACAGTAAAAGCTAATGAACAGTTAATATCAACTCTGCGTCATTATGAAATGCACAACATGGATCACATGGTTGTGTGGCCAGGAGAATTTGAAGGACACTTTGCCAATTGGAAAAACAAACTTAATAGTTACTGTAAAGGAGACTATATTTTTCAAATAGATGCTGATGAAATGGTTAGTGAAACATTAATTCAAAACTTACCTGACATTTTAGAATACAATTTAAACAATGAAGTTTACTTAGTTGCTAGAATCAACACAGTAGATGGATTAACTGAAGAACATGTTAACAAATGGAAGTGGAATGTAAATGAAAATAATTGGATAAATTTTCCTGATTATCAATGGAGAATTTACAAAAATGATTCTAAAATTGTTTGGATAAATAAAGTACATGAGCGTCTATCAGGATTTAATACATATGCTAATTTGCCACCAGCATTAGAATACTGTTTATTGCATCACAAAACAATAGCAAAGCAAGAAAAACAAAACAATTATTATGAATCTATCTAAAATAACAAAACATTTTTATCCTTATCGTATTTTAGATATTGGAGCTAATGTAGGACAATTTTATCAGATAGCTAAACAAACATTTCCTAATAGTTTTATATTTTCAATTGAAGCTTCAAAAGAATGTGAACCTTATTTAAAACAGTTAACAGATAACTATTATATAGGATTACTTGCAAAAGATACTTCTGAGTATAATTTTTATAGCAGAAAAGGAGACACTACATGTACTGGTAACTCAATATATAGAGAACTCACACACTTTTATTCTGATGATCAACTGGAAATTATAAAGCAAAAAGGCATTTCTAAATAAACATTATCAATATAAGGATCCATTGATATTAATTCGAATGGCTGAATTGCTGATAATAATATATCAATTTCACAAAGGTCATCATGTTTATATTTTAATTTTTTCGCTATTGAAGTTGCAAATAGGTTATCACCTATAAATCCTATTGCTTTAATTAGTATTTTCATATTTAAAATTATTTATTTTTAACCATTTAATATTATTTTTAGTAATGAATTCTTCTACATCGGCTAAAATATTTTGGTAACCTATATGAAGATTATTTTTATAATTATTTAGTAAATGATGATTTTCAATAAAATTAGAATCAGTAATTGAAGGACAATTATCATAATGATCTAAAGCATAAAATAATCCTTCATCATTTCTTTCACAAATTAGATTTTTTTCTAAAAGTCGTAAATGAGTTTCCTCTTCTTCTTTACCCCATCCAATATATAGTGGGTTAAACCCATTTATCAATTTAAAATGATCTCTACTTATCATAAAAACTCCTCCCCAATGATTTTCAACATCTTGATTAAAATGTCTATATCCAGCTGGTATTTCTTCTAAAGGTTTAAAAGACATTTGTTCATTAAGAAATATTACTTGTTTAACAGGATATGTTGGATTATTATTTTTTAATTTATATAAAACATTAGCTGTTGGAATATAATCTACATCATGAAATACTATTACATCTCCAGTAGAATGTTTAAAAGCGATATTATATAAGGATGATAATCTAAATTTATCATTATTGTTTTGTTCAGCCACTATGATTTCATAATTATAATATCTTAATTTAGACTCTAATGTTGGAAGTAAAGTTTCTAAATGTGTCTTTCTATCTCTATAAGGAATAATAAATGTGTATTTATCTTCAGTAGGTTTAGTATAATACCATGATGTATTAAATACCTGAATATTTTCTTCTCCAAAAAATTCATCAACAGCTTTTTTCACTCCTTTCCAATCATAATCATGACCTGCTATAGTTTTGCCTGGTTTAATTTTTTTAAACCAACATTTTAAATCATTAGTTATATCTTCATAAGTATGTCCTGCGTCTATAAAAAGAAAATCTATAGATTTATCATTAAATTTATGACTACCCTCTTCTGAGGACATTCTATAAGGTTTAATTATATCTGCAACTTCACACTCTTTTATATTATTTAAAAAAGCATTATATAAGCAATCTTCTCCATCTTTAATATAATTCATACCTGATGGATCTAATCCTGGTGTCATTAATTCAGGTACTCCTCTTACATCCCAAAAATCAACAGAATATATTTTAAGATTTTTATTATATTCTCTAGCAACTTGTCCTAGAAAAATAATACTTCTTCCCCAAAGACTACCTACCTCAACAAAAATATTATTATCTTCAGCATTTTGAACTTGATTTAAATATAATTGTTCAAAATTAAAAAAACCTGTAACTTTATTATATGATTTCATTTTTAATTTATATTTTGATCAAAATAATTTTTATATTTAGGCACTCTATCATATTGATGAACTAAACAATATGGTTTATTTGTTTTAAGAGAACTAATAATTCCATTTTCAAACTTAACATACCGATCTAAATCATTAACTATAGTTCCAATTTGTAATGCCCATAGATCATTATAATCAACCCATTGACACTTATCTTTTAATAGAGTTTGTGTTAGAACATTAAATGATGTTTGATCAGCAACTCCTATGTTATTAGACATAAGATATAATGTTAAGCATAAATCTTTACACAGTTTTGCTGAACATGCAAATGTGCCTACATTGCAAGTATATGAGTCCTTAAGAATATATTCATATACATATGGACCGTAATTTGACAATACATTATTAGCACCCCATGGCTCATCTTTAAATAAAACTCCTTCAGATGGAACTAATATATCTTTGGTCATGAATTCATTTAACCATTCTGATGGGTTAGTTTGAAATATTACATCTCTACCATCTGTGAATATAACTCGATTATAATTTAAATCTGCTTGTGTTTCTGTAAAGTACTGCCATAAATGAAATAATCTAACATTATGAATTAATTTATTAGCATTTGATGGAGTGGCTTGACCTGAATGCCATATAAAATCATTATCATATTCTGCTCTATATGTGTTTTTTGGGGTGTAAGAGGAGTAC